GAGCCGTTGCTACGGTGGGTACATGAAAACTTTCCAAAGATACAAATCAATGATTACAGCAGTTGGGCATGTTTGCGTCCAATGACACCAAATATGTTGCCTATTGTTCAGCAAAGTAAAAAGAATGGTAAAGTATTTTATCACACCGGCCACGGTCATTTAGGTTGGACACTAAGCCCTGCTACTGCTAGACAATTAGTGGAGTTAATTAAAAATGAAAATGACTGACAAAGATTGGTTAAAAAGAGTAACCACCGCATATCAAGCATACCCATATCCAAGTAAAGAAATTGAAAGATTTGTTAAATGGATGTATGAACAGTACGGCATTGTAGAACCTGTAAAGGATAAACATGATTAATACATTTGGAAAAATGTTGCCTGGGATAGAAATAATAAGTCATGTAAAACACAAAGATAGCCGAGGTGACTTCTGCGAAGCGTGGAAAATTAGCCACGACAATATGAGAGGTCCAATTCGTGATGGTTGGCCATTCCGTCAACTGAATATAGCAACATCATCTAAAAATGTTCTACGTGGTATGCACAGGCAGAATCAATTTAAGCGTGTTATGCCAGTATACGGTAAAATATTTGATGTAGCACTGGAACCAGAATCAGGCGTATGGTTTGGAATAGAATTAGATGAGAATCATGGATTGTTAATACCTCCACAATACGCACACGGATATCTAGTAATGTCCGATGTTGCTGTTGTACAATACATAGTTGATAGGCCGTATAACAAAGAAGAAGAAGAAAACTTCAGCTGGAACAAATACGGAATTGAATGGCCTGTTGATGGTGATCCAATTTTGTCAACTAAGGATGCAGAATGAAAGTAGGATTTAACTGTAGTAGTTTTGATTTGTTACATGCCGGTCATGTAACAATGCTTAAAATGGAAAGGCAACTCTGCGACTATCTTGTGGTAGCACTACAAATTGATCCAACTATTGATCGTCCTGGTATTAAAAACAAACCTGTACAAAGTGCCTACGAGAGGTATGTTCAACTACAGGCCTGTAAGTACGTTGATGAAATCTTAATTTATGAAACTGAATTTGATTTACTTCAACTGTTAATGACACAAAAAATTAACATACGATTCCTAAGTGAAGAATATCTGAATAGAGATTTCACAGGCAAGCAATGGTGTATTGACAACGGTGTAGAAATACATTATCATAAAAGATCACATGTTTACAGCTCTAGTGAACTTAGAGACAGAACATTTAGATTAGAAAGCAAAAAGGCAAATGTGGTCGACAGTGTATTGCCACAATACGCACCCGAATTAATTAAAGGACAAAAATGAAAAAAATATTAGTAACAGGCGGAGCAGGTTTCTTAGGTTCACATCTCTGCGACAGACTTGTCAACGAAGGACATCACGTTCTTTGTGTTGATAATTATTTTACAGGTAGTAAGAATAATATCTCTCATTTGTTAGATAACAAAAATTTCGAAGTTATTCGGCAAGATGTTTGTTTTCCGTTATATGTAGAAGTAGATGAGATTTATAACCTTGCTTGTCCAGCAAGTCCATTTTACTATCAATGGGATCCAATCCAAACGATGAAAACATCTGTATTAGGTGCTTACAATATGTTAGGATTAGCCAAACGTACAGGTGCCAAGATTCTACAGGCAAGTACCAGCGAGTGCTACGGTGATCCAACTGTACATCCACAACCAGAGTCATACTGGGGTAATGTAAATCCGATTGGTATCCGTAGTTGCTATGATGAAGGCAAACGTGCAGCAGAAACGCTGTTCATGGACTACTATCGCACACACGACGTCAAGGCCAAAATTGTGCGTATTTTCAACACATATGGCCCCAGAATGGCACAGAATGATGGCAGAGTTGTCAGTAATTTCATCGTTCAAGCCTTACAAGGTCGTGACATTACTATCTACGGTAATGGTATGCAAACCCGCAGTTTCTGCTATGTTGACGATTTATTGGATGCCATGCAGGCCATGATGAATCACAGTGATGACGACTTCATTGGTCCTGTTAATACTGGCAATCCAGGGGAGTTTACCATGTGGGAACTAGCTCATAAAGTCATCGAACTAACTGGAAGTAACAGCCAAATCCTACAAATGCCGCTACCTCAAGACGATCCAAAACAACGCAGACCAGATATTACACTGGCCAAAGAAAGATTAAATTGGGAACCAAAAATCAATTTGGAACAAGGGCTGATTAAAACCATTGACTATTTCCGCAAAGTAGTGTAAAATATATACATGTCAACATTCGTTATCAAAGATACACATCCTACACCGGTGTTATCAGTGTCGGCACCTCCAGAAAATAACATTGTATTTCATTCTAGCAAAGCTGAGATACTTAGGGTTGCCGAAGATGGATTTTATGTTAGAGGAGTAAAGGTTCCTGTAGACGAGAAAGAGGCGGCCGCTGTCTACAAGGCTTTCAAAGAGTTTTTAGTTTATCACGCACTTACAAGGAATTCGATATGAAATTTGTACAATGGTTTGAACGTAATCGCCAAACAATCGGCTATTCAATTGGTGGATTGAACATAGTATCCGGTCTAGGACATATGGCAGACGGACAATTTTGGCCGGGCATTGTTTGGTTAATCCTAGGCATGTCTTTGGTATTTGATGCCTACAAATTTAAATAAAATGAAAAATCAGTGGACTGTTACGCTTGAAGAAGATCCCGAAACTGGTGATCTTATTTTACCTTTGCCACAAGAACTACTTGATTTAGAAGGTTGGATTGAAGGTGACACATTAGATTGGACAACTAACGAGGATGGTTCAATAATCATCCAGAAAGTAAAAAATGACTAAGAAAATCGGCTTTGCCTGTAAATGGATTGATCACGCAGGACAGGTAGATGGCATCAAACCCAAAGATGATGCTAAAAAATATCAAACAGCTGGTACCACGGTTGCTTGGCTAAATAGGCAAACAAAGGATGTGGCAGAACAAAAGCTCTGGGACATCATGGAGCAAAATCTTGCTTCGGCAAAACTACTAGTTGAAAGAATAGGACAACTTGAAGAAAATCTTAGGATGGTTCGTCTTGGCAGTGATATGCTGCCTGTTTATACCGAACCCACTTGGAGTTATTTTTGGCGTAGGCCAGATGTTATGGATCGCTGTAGTCGAGGGTTTTCGGACATTGGCAACGTTGCTAGGCATCTTGGTGTTAGGCTTAGTTTTCATCCTGGACAGTTTACTGTCTTGGCTAGTGAATCAGATGACATTGTAGAAAGAAGTATTGAGGAGTTTGAATATCATGCTGACATGGCACGTTGGATGGGTTATGGTAGAACCTTTCAAGACCTTAAAATCAATGTACACATATCGGGTCGACGAGGCCCCGCCGGTATCAAAGCAGTTATCCCAAGACTCAGCCCCGAAGCAAGAAACTGCCTCACCATCGAAAACGACGAAATCTCGTGGGGTATCGATTCGAGCATAGAGTTAGTTGACCACTGTGCTCTAGTACTAGACATACACCATCATTGGATACACACAGGAGAATATATAAATGCGAATGACGACCGTGTTAAAAGGATTATTGATAGCTGGCGTGGTGTTAGGCCTGTTATTCATTATTCCGTCAGCCGTGAAGACCTACTTACAGGCCATTCCGGATCACAGTGCCCCGCTCTTCTTCCGTTAATTGAAACGGGCCATAAAAAGGGAAAGCTCAGAGCACATAGTGATTTCTACTGGAATACAGCAGTCAACGAATGGGCTTTGAGCTTTCTAAACACACATGATATCATGTGTGAATCGAAGGGTAAGAATTTAGCCAGCTTTGCTTTACACAAGCAGGCTAGAGAATTAAACCTTCTTTGATTTAGCTACAGTGCGAACAGCCGGCTTTCTAGCAGCCGGTTTTTTTGCGACTGGCTTTTTAGCCACTGGTTTTTTAGCAACAGGCTTCTTTTCTACTGCGACTTCTGCTTTAGGAGCACGTGGTTTACGTACTGGTTTGGCAGGAGCGGCTTCAACAGCAACCACTACTGGTGCTTCTTCGACTACTACAGGAGCAGGTTCGACTACTACAGGAGCAGGTTCGACTACTACAGGAGCAGGTTCGACTACTACAGGAGCAGGTTCTGCCGCTGAAGTTTCAACTTTGTAAGGTGCTGTCTTGTCAACAGACCGTGCAATAGTTGGACTATCTTCTTCTTTCTTACGGAAGAAAACAAAATAACCGGCGGCGGCGAGTACAATAATACCAATAATTAATTCCATTTAAGGATCCTTTATAAAATGTACGTTTATTTACGTATCGATAAATATCTATAGTTAAAAAACGAACAAGGAGTCAAGTGCCGATTTATCCTTTTGCCACATTGGCTGTAGCTAGCAAAAACTGGGAAAGTTCTAACTCCAGAATCCTCGGATGCCCAGTTAACCACTTGACATGGTATTTATAGATGTACAATTTCATAAAAACAATCGTTGAAGGCCGCACTCCAAAAACACTGGAACGTGTTAAACTGGATTATACATTAGACGGTCTAGGGCGTAGTTTAAGTAAACAAGCCATGGATTATCATTACGGCAAATTATACAAAGCCTATGTTGATAGATTTAACAGCGGCGAAGGTGATGCTAATTTCAACGAAGCTGGTGCTTTTTTACACAGCATTTATTTTGATCAATTCCGTTCTCCAAAAGGCAGTAATCAACCAGAAAACGAGTGTCTTGAATTCATAGAAAAACACTTTAAGAGCTGGAACAACTTTAAAGAAAAATTTGAAAAAACTGCTATGGGCATACAAGGCAGTGGATGGGTGTATTTGGCTAAAAATGGCGAAATCAAGACCATCGTAAATCACGAAATCAAACAAGATATAGTCCTACTTATTGATTGGTGGGAACACGCCTGGGCGTTGGATTATCAGGTTGATAAAAAGAAGTACTTAGAGAATCAGTGGAAAATCATTGATTGGACCAAGATCAACACAAAATTAACGGAGGGCAACACCAAAGTCAGTGATAGATAACAGTTTTAGCTGTTAGAAAATATTATGCTTATCGCGGAGGATAGATATGCCCAATAACAACATCGAAGCACAGGTTGCCATCGAAGAAACAGAAGACTACGGTCCAAACGATTTTGGATTTATTTTAGGACCAGATGGGGAATTAAAGTCATTTATGATCCCCGAACATTTAATGGATGATCCTCCAGAAGAAGTAAAACTAATACTTGCCATGTTTGGTATCGATGATATACACGATCTAGATAACAAAACTCTACACTGATATAACTGTGTCCTTTCAGGTAAATACCTCTATAAAAGATTATTTTAGAGGTATTTTATGGTCACCAGAGTACAATACAGACGCGATACTGCTGCCAATTGGACAGCAAATAACCCAGTATTATTGCCCGGAGAACCGGGGCTGGAAACAGATACTGGCAGAGTAAAGTATGGTGACGGTGGTGTTTGGACTGCTACTAATTACCTTTCTATAGGTGCAACGGGGCCAGCAGGTGCTTCGGGCATTGCTGGTGCTAGTGGAGTAAATGGTGCCAGTGGTGTAGGTGCTACAGGTATTCGTGGTGCCAGCGGTGTTACTGGCGCTACAGGTCCATCGGGTGGCCCAACTGGTGCCACAGGAAGTACTGGGCCACAAGGTGCCAGCGGTGTAGGTGCTACAGGCATTCCTGGTGCTACAGGACCTACCTCAGTTTCAACTACTTTTAACACAGTCGGTACGTATGTTTGGGCCAACTACAGTGTAGGATCTTACGTTGGAGATGTTGCCGCTGGCGACACAATAGCAGGTTCAGCGTTAGCTGTTTCTGGTTACGGAGCACTTAGCGGAACTTGGAGACTCATGGGTCCAAGTATGACGTTTGCTACAGGTTATGATTCTGACAGTGTTCCATATTACTATATCAACAACGCTAATAATTTATTTTTAAGAATATCGTAATATGATCAGATTCATAGACGAGTTTAACCTAGGAGTAGTGCGTTCGGATAGTATTCATTACTTTCCGGTAAGAGCCGTTGACAGCACATCCACACTAGGTGTTGTAACTTATTTTACTTCTGGTACGACCAGTGCTACCTCGTTGCCGCTAGCTCTTACCTTAGATACCGGATCCGGATACATCTATGGATACATACCTCCTCAAAGCGATTATCAACAACAATATCGTCTAAACGTAACAGCAACAAAGATAGTTACTACAAATACAACTATATCAGATGTAGGAACGTTTACACTGGCAATTATACATAACGATCCTGATATTATCTCCTGGAAAAGCAGCAGTACATTAACAGTCAATGATGGATTAATCAGTGACCTAACACTAGAATCCACTCATACAAAAACTGCCTATAACTTAAATTATAATCTAGTAGGTGGTAGTACATTACCAGCAGGGTTGAGTCTAAATACATCTACTGGAAATATTATAGGATTTACCACTGCTTCAGGAACATACACAATAACTGTGGTAGCATGGAGTGACTATTATAATATTCCTAGCATTGATCCAGGATATTCTACATCAACTTATATAGATCAAGTGCTTATTGACGCTGGCAGTTCTACTGGCACAGAATATAATGTTAATTTTAATGTTGGGGGAGGAACTAGTACTTTTACAACTCCACAGTTTGATAAAAACTTAACAGGTACAACTTTTCCTTATGCGTTTTCTACACAAAGCGTAACACTAAGAGTAGTCGATGTTGCCACAGATTATGCTGAAATTTATGTGCGTCCTTATTTAAAAACTGATCAACGAGATTTGTTTACAAATTTTATTACCAGCAGTTCAATCTTTATACCAGAATCCATTTATCGTTCTGATGATCCAAACTTTGGTGTAAAAACTGATTTTAAAGTTACCTTGGAATTTGGTATACAAAAACTAAATCTCACAAATTATACCACGGCTCTTCGTGAAAACTTTTATCGTAGACGACTAACTTTTGGTAACTTTAAAGTTGCTCGTGGTCAAGACAGTAACAACAATCACATCTACGATGTTGTATATGTTGACATCGTAGATGACATTGATGGTGTATCTAATGTTATCTATTCAAACTACGAAGATATTTTCTATCCTGCCAGTGTAGAAAATATGCGTAAAAGACTTGAAACTATTATATTGCCCACTGACTCTTACATTGGAGTAGACGAATATCATCTACCTAAATTTATGCGTACACCGCAGGCAGGAACGTATCTACCTACAAATTACATCAAGGTGTTGATTCTCTGTTATGCTCTGCCCGGTGAAGGCAATAAGATACTTAGAAAAATAAAAAACAGTAAATTTGATTTTAAAAAATTGAATTTTGAAATAGACAGGATCATTGTACAAAATAGTCTGGACAATGCATCCGCTAAATATTTGGTATTTCCACGTCAGACAATTACAGATTCGTTACCCGATGACAATATTATATATACATCAACAGGAACTTATATTTTGGCCAACGATGGAAACCCATTAACCAGAGATTAAAAATGCCCAGTATTCCTAATCTACCAACACTAGTTACCATTACTGATGGAACAGAAGTTTACATTGTTGTCGAAGATCAACAATCAAGTCCAGGTAAGACTAAAAAAATAGGTGTTGATACACTATTAACTTATTCTAGCGCCATAGTTGGTGCCACAGGCTTCCAAGGTCCCACAGGTGCTACTGGGCCAGTAAGTACTGTAGCAGGTGCCACAGGACCAAATGGTTCTACAGGTCCTTTTGGGAATCCAGGTTCCACTGGGGCTGGCGGTGCTACCGGTATCGGAATCAATGGAGCAACTGGTGCTTCGGGTATTAGTGGTGTAGACGGAGCAACTGGTCCTAGAGGAAGTACAGGACCTTTTGGAAATCCAGGTGCCACAGGCCCTTCAGGTAGTACTGGTCCAGCGGGATCTACAGGCGTTGGCGCAACAGGTGCCAGTGGATCAACTGGTATTTCGGGTGCCAGCGGTATTTCTGGAGCAACAGGTAGTCAAGGTTTGCCTGGGGCTACCGGTGCTCGAGGTGCTACAGGTGTTCAAGGTGCCACTGGAATAGGAGCTACCGGCCCATCCGGTGGTCCAACAGGTGCTACAGGTAGTCAAGGTGCTACAGGTCCATCAGGAAGTACAGGGCCAACAGGAGCAACAGGCGTTTCAGGTGCCAGCGGTATAGGAGCTACCGGCCCAACTAATACCAGCACAATTTTAACATACAGTACTCCGTCTGTGGCAATTGATCTATCTAAACAGTTAGCACTATTAGAAGATTCAAATTCAACCGGTGCTGCGAAAAATTATACATTAGCAAACGGTACAGAAGGACAAATTATGTATTTTGCCTGGAAACAGTACACCAGCGGTACTGATGTTCCTCGAACAGTTAATATATCTGTTACCATTGATAATGTTAGAATTCCAAGTGTTGGTGACACAATACAAACAGCATACGTTTGGAGACCGTTTAATCTAACCAGCGGTCACGGAATTGGCGGTGCTTCGTTTGCTATCTTTACCAATGGTGCCTGGGTATTGAGCCACAAGCCTTAATAAAGTATAAAAAATTGGATAAATTATTAAAAAGAATCTAACATACTATGAGTATTAATCGACAGGACCTCCAAGAATTGCCATCGCTGACCAATCCTACGGACGGCGAAACCCTGTTTGTTGTAATAGACTCAGCAGTTGAACAAACACTGACAGTGGCAAGAGCTAGATCCTTACTGGCTGTAGGTGCTACAGGTCCAAGAGGTGCCATTGGTGCCACAGGACCAAGAGGTGCCACAGGAGCCGGAGCAGTTGGTGCTTCAGGTAGCCAAGGTGCTTCAGGTATAGTAGGTGCCACCGGTTCAGGATTAACTGGTGCTACAGGTGCTACAGGCACACAAGGTGCTAGTGGTATAGGTTCTACAGGTGCTGTGGGAGCAACTGGTCTAACTGGAGCAACTGGTTCTGCCAGTACTGTAGCAGGGGCTACAGGTCCACAAGGTGCGTCAGGAGCAGGTGGTACTACAAGTTATACAGCTAATACAACAACTAATATTGACGGCGGAGTAGCTGGCAGTATTCCTATCCAAAGCAGTACTGGAACCACAGCATTTATACCAATAGGAGCGGCTGGCTACCTATTACAAAGCAACGGAACTACAGCTACCTGGGTTAGTACATCAAGTATTGTTCCAGCAACCGCAGGTCAGGCCAACAAATTATATGTAACATCGTTAATTCCATCAGACTCTACGCCATATTATCCTACAATGGTTAGTTCTGTAGGAGACTATGTTGACGAGTACGCATCTAGTAAACTAAGTTACGTTAATAGCACAGGTATTTTAACATTACCCAAGGTAAACATAACAACAACTACCAATGCCACATCTAGTATTACAGGAGCATTGGTAGTGGCTGGTGGTGTAGGTATTGGTGGTGACATATATTTTAGCGGTAGTCTTTATCAAAATGGTGTTTTATTTACAGGCGGAGGCATTGGTGCCACAGGTATTACAGGTGCCAGTGGTATAGATGGTGCCACAGGCATAGCAGGTGCCAGCGGTGTAGGTGCCACTGGTTCTACTGGTACAGTTGGTGCCACAGGTATTACAGGTGCCAGTGGTATAGATGGTGCCACAGGCATAGCAGGTGCCAGCGGTGTAGGTGCCACTGGTTCTACTGGT